CTCAATCTTGATACGGTTGCGGTTTGCAGTCGTTTCAATTTGCTTTTGCTCCAGCCAATCGGCCAGCAGTTGATCGGTATTGCTCATACCATTCTCCTTTTCAACTTCTTCAACACCATTGACGTTAACCCCGCATTTTGGCATGGTCAACAAGAAATTTCACATTGGGGAAAATAATATGAAACCGCTCAAAAGTATCGCCTCCCGACTTCACGGGATGAATCTTGCCTACGTCATGAAGCAGACAGGATTAACCTACCCAACCCTGCGTCGTATTCAGCAGGGCCGGGAAAACATCCACGTCGGCACATGGAAGGCATTGTCAGACTTCTTTGAGCGTGAAGATCAGCTTTGAATGGCGTCCACCATTTGTATTCTTTCACCGATCCAGTGCATGACGGGAACGGCCATGCTGTTGCCCATTGCCTTGTATCGAGGTCCGTCCGGGCAGTTTTCTGCTTCCTTATTGCGCCACGCGATCTGCGTGTAGTCGTCCGGGAAACCTTGCAGCCGCTCACATTCGGTTGGGGTTAGGTGTCTAACCCCGCCACAATTCTCAATGACGTATCCTTCTTCTTCTCTGAGGCCTCCTGGCCCTCTGCGCGTGAGGCAAGGAAATACCCCGCTAGATATCTGCCCCGTTTCTCTGCTCGGCGCAGGATGCCCTGACAGGCTTTCGCGCTCAAATAAAACCGCTGCGGCACGTCGCCAGTCTCCAAGGTATCCGACAACGAACACACGGCGGCGTCGCTGGGCCACTCCGAAATACTGAGCGTCAAGCACTCGGTATGCGAACCCATACCCGAGTTCGCCCAGCGCCCCGAGGAAGGTTCCAAAATCCCGTCCTCTGTTCGAAGACAAGACGCCGGGGACGTTCTCCCAAACCACCCACTTGGGCTTATGTCGTGCAACAATGGCAAGATAGGTGAGCATAAGGTTTCCCCTTGGGTCATTAAGACCTTTGCGAAGTCCTGCGACGCTGAAGGATTGACAGGGGGTTCCTCCCACAAGAAGGTCGATTGGGTCATTGGGCCACTCCTTAAAGTTTGTCATGTCGCCGTAATTCGGCACGTCTGGATAATGATGCTCAAGCACCGCGCTTGGGAACTTCTCAATCTCGCTGAAGAACTGCGGCTTCCAGCCAAACGGATGCCATGCAACCGTTGCCGCTTCTACGCCGCTACATACTGAACCATATTTCATTCGCCATCTCCCGCGCTAATACCTCGATGGATAATGGATGGGCGGCCCTTGCCGCTCTCTGGCTTTACCACCAGCCGTTCAATCTCATAGTCCTCAACCACCATTGCTAATAAGCCATCGCGCTCGTGCTTCTTGAGGTTGCCAAGGCGCGGCACTTTCTTGAGCAGTTCAGCCATCTTCACCCCTGCGCTCCCCGACTTCACAATCGCGTCTGCAACCAGCTTGCGCAGGCCGTCCGTATCTCCTTCGGACAGGTTTACGTCCATGATGCCAAGCGTTTGCGTCAGGTAGAACTCAACGTAATCAATCGCCCATTGCGCTGCCGTTTCTGTGATTTCAGAATCGCCCAGCGACACCGCCACAATCAGGCTCAACCTCATAGCTATCTCGCGGCTGCGGTTCATCATATCAGCAATCATTGGTGACGACGCGTTCTGCCGGTCAACAAGGGTTTGCTCATAGGCATTAAACAAACGCCGCGCTGCCCCACTGAACGGCACAAGCACCGGCTCAGGCGGAAACTCCGCGCCATTGTCTTGCAGATTGCCGCCCTTGCCCTCAGCAACCGACACAGCCTTAATCCAGCCCACCACCGAGCCAGGCACATCAATGTTTTCTGGAACCCGCGACAATTCCCGTGGCCGCTTGCTTTCAACAATCAGCAGCCGGTTCAGGAACCCGCTTGCCACGTCCTTAGCGCCGATTGCCTCATAAAATGTTTCCGGCGTTGTCATGCCGATGATAGTCAGCGACGGGGACTTCACCTCGACTTGCAGTGCTTTCTTCTGACTTTCCGTCGCCATCATCGTCGAATAGCCGACGTTGCGTAATGTTTTGATCTGCCGCCCCCATGCCTCCATCAGCATCGTCAGCGCGTCTTTCTTGTGCTGGTTTCCCTTTGCACTGGCCGATGCCAGCATCGAGCCAAACTCATCAATGACAGCAATGTGGGCAGGCTGGTCGTTCAGCGTGGAAAGAACCCCGCTCGATGATGTGTAGCCGCTCGGCCCCCGCAAATGCATGGCCCCTGCCGCTTCAAGCGCATCCTCAATTACCGTGTTGGCGTGTTCCTTGCCCGAACCCGTCTTACCCACATTGAGAAAGTAGAGGCTCGTCATGTTGCGGTTGTCAGTGATAAACCGCCGCCCCATTGACACCGAGCCAAGCGCCAAAGCCGTCTGCACATCGAATTGCGGCTGTAGCTTGATTGCAGTTTTCCCGCTGTAGGCCACAAGGTCGCCCAGAACACCCGGCACTGTCAAAAGATGAGGCGGTATGTCCGCCACCACTTCCTTGCGCCCCATGATGCTCTTTGCCACCTCCGCGCCGTGCTGCATCATTGCCCTATCTTCTTCCGATGGGCCTTGCGGCAATGATTTTATCTGGAGCAGTTCAGCCGCTGCCTTCACCGCGTTCGATACGTTGCCAAGGTGCTGATACTGGCAGAACACTTCAAAGGCGTCGAAAGCGTGGGCCGCATCAAACGGGTCAGATGCGTGGTGGCTGTATGCCTTCCCATCGTCAAAAATAATTACGCCGGGGATTTTGGATGTGGATGACGGTGACAGCCAGCGATTACCGAACTGCTTATAGCCCGCCTCCGTCAGCGCCTGCGCCATTGGCGTGGCGTCGTTGTAGGTATCAATTACGGACGTGTCCCTGCTTTCAATCCGCCGCTTCTTGGGTGGTGGCCGAAACTCCTCAACCCGTTTCCAAGGGCATAGGTCTGTCATTTGTGGCCGAAACCTGTCCCACTCATTCCAGATGGTCAAAAGCTGTGCCGGTATTGGGCCGATCTGGTCAAACGGCACGCCTGCCCATTGGTATGGATTGCCCGTGTCAGGGTGGATGGAAGGTGGCAGCACGTCCTGCACCGAGCCTGCCCGCATCTCAAACACCACCTCGCGCAATCGCGGGTCGTTCGGAGTTGGCCAGCTTATCTTGCGTGTGCTTAGGTTCTCGCCCTCTGGCGCAAGAAACAGAACCTTGCCCCGCTCAGGCCGCCCGACAATGCGCGGGGCAGTCGCAAGGATGTGGTCAAGGTCAATGTTCAGCGCCTCGAAAATGGTGCGCGTATTTTCCATGTGGTCAATGTCGAGCGCCACCGTGCGGCTCATCGAGTGCAGCAGCCCGACGTTGTGCGTGGGGTTGGACGCCCAGAAGTCCGGCGGCGTGGGCTTGGTTTGCCAAGAAAAGGTTTGTGGTGCCTTGCTGCCAGCAGGTATGGCAACCAGCTTCCAGCCCAGTGCATCATAGGCATTGGCATGTTCGTGGGTATCTGATAGGGTTTTGGTCATTGGAACCGCTCCTCCCTTTAAGGTTTCAATCGTGCCCCAGGTTGTTTGCGCAACGCTGGGGCTTTTTCGTGGTCCCTTGGTAAGCGACTAAAATCCAAACGTCAACGTCGAAGCAAGTCACGAGTTTAGTCGGGCCTCGACGAAAGCCTAAAATTAGCACGAAAGAAGTATTCTTTCGTTTTGGGTTACGAATTTTATTAAAGCCAATGAAACAAGGGTGACTGTAGTAGTAGTAGTATATATAGGGGATATTATTATTATATTAGTATACACCCACCCGCGAGAGACAGATAGTCTCTTAGGGTACCTATAACTAGGTATCTACCAATTTAATGAATTTTGAATTTAAGTGATACCGTTGGACGATAAGCCCCAATCCTGATATGCCTGCACCTGCCCCGTTTCCGTCGGAGGGGGTGCCGTTTTCGCTGGAGGGGGTCACATGCGCATCCAAATCAAAGCCAACACCAAGGAGATGGAAACGCGGCTGGGCAACCTCGTCAAAAAGCAGATGCCCTTTGCCCTGTCGCGTTCCGTCACAAAGACAGCAACGCTCACCCGCGATGAGCAGCTATTCACCGAATACAACAAGTTCTTCGAGATGCGGAACAAGCCGTTCTTCAAGTCCGTTCACGCGGTGGCCGCGTCAGACTTGCGGTTTGCCAAGCAGACAGGCGTTGCCATTGCCGCCATCCAGCCGCAGGACGCGCCAAGGCCAGTCGGCACAACGCGAGGCGGACGCGGGCGCAAGGCCAACACCGAGTTTATGAAGCGGCACGTCACAGGCGGCGTAAAGGCACCCAAGGGCAAGCTGATTGCAATCCCCTTCAGCAAGGCTGGCATTCCCCGCAAGAAGGGCGGGCGCACCGCAGGCGCAATCGTGAAGGGCAAGCAGCCGACAGCACTGCTAAACGGGCGCGGCTTTATCAATAAGACAGCCAAGGGCAAGATAATCCTGTTTCGCAAAGTCGGACGCGGCAAGAGCGCCAAGAACGAGGCGATGTATCACCTCAAGCCTGCCGCAACCATCAAGGGCGGATACAATCCAATCCGAGCGGCGCGTGTTGGTGTGAAGAAATGGTTTGAGCCGACGTTCAAAAAGAATTTCATCCGCGCATTGCGGACCGCAAAATTGCGTTGACCGTTTTCGCTGGAGGGGGTCCCGTTTTCGTCGGAGGGGGTCCCGTTTTCGTCGGAGGGGGTCCCGTTTTCGTCGGAGGG